GATGATCCTGTAATACAGAATCCTGGTGCGTTAGACAAAGCAACCAAAGAAACTATTATACAAGATTTGTTATTTTTAGAGAATCGTGACAGAAAATACGACCAAGATATATATGATTTACGTGCAATTTATAATGTCGGCGATAACGACTTTGATTTAAGTCAGTTTGGTTTTTTTCTTACTGCTGATGTATTATACATGAATTTTCATCTTAATACAATGGTAGATATTATGGGCAGAAAGATAATGCCCGGTGATGTATTTGAACTTCCTCATTTACGTGATGATTTATTGTTAGATGTTGATGCTAAAGCAATAAACAAATTTTATATTGTACAAGATGCTAACAGGGCATCTGAAGGCTTTTCACAAACATGGTATCCCCATATATGGCGTGTAAAATGTAGCCCGCTGATAGATTCACAAGAATACAAGGATATATTAGGTACACATGACGATGATGATAGTCTTAAAAATATGCTTTCAACATATACAAAAGAAATCGAAATTAATGATGCAGTTGTAGCGGCGGCAGTAAAAGAAAACCCAGATAATGAACCGGCTAATAAACACTTAGCAAATGCAACATATCCTGGTGAATGGAATGCAACAGATGATTGGGGTGAAGCAATATCCGAAGTTACCCAATTTCCTGCAAGTCCAGCAATGGGGGATATTGTTATACGTTCTGATTTTTCACCAAAACGAATGTTTGAATTTACTGGACAAAAATGGCAACGAAGATTTGATAACGACGAAACTAATAAGTGGGAAAAATCAACTTATCCGGCGTGGGATTTTACAAACAATCAAGAAGATCCAATCATCGATGGCGAAACTATTGAAGGGGCAGAAGGGCTTAGTCAAGCAATTAAACCTAAAGACACGGATCCAACATAATGCAATATTTTTACGACAAACAGATAAGAAGATATATACAACAATTTTTAAGGTTGTTTAATAACTTCTCTGTACAAATGGGACATAACGATGTAGGCGAAGCCGAATACTTACGAGTACCTGTTAGGTATGCTAGTAAAGAACGCATGACATCTGCTATTTTAAAGAACAATAGTGAAAATGTTGTTAATACTGTTCCTCTTATGGTAGGTTATGTTTCTAATATGCAAATGACTCCTGAAATGAGAATGTATCAACACCATGAAGAAAAAGTTCAAGTATATGAAAAGAAATTTAACTATGGTACTGATGCATACGAAGATAAAGTAGGACAAACATATACAGTTGAAAGGCATATGCCTGTTCCATATAAGTTATTAATGAACTTGGATATATGGACTAGCAACATGGATCAAAAGTTACAACTATTTGAACAAATAATGGTTATTTTTAATCCTACACTTAATATTAAATCTAGCAACAATCCACTTGATTGGAGCAGTTTATCATATGTTCAATTAACTGAAGTTAATTTTACAACTCAAAGTATTCCATTAGGAACTGATGATGTTATTGATGTCGGAACACTAACATTTGAAATGCCTATTTTTATTAATCCTCCGGCGAAAATAAAAAAGCAAACAATAATCCATACTATTCTTACTGACATGGATGTGGTTGCAACAGGCGAATTAGAAGAATGGGAAGGTAGCAGTCCAGTATGGGATGCTTCAGATCAACATCAAACATATGTTATTGTCTCGGAAGAAAATTATCATGCTAAAGTTGCTGATAACGGAATACAGTTATTAGGTAGTGATTTAGCATCAACAGATGCAAGCGGTGATCCTTTAAGTTGGGCTACTGTACTTAAATCATATGGAGAACTTAGTGCAGGTATAAGTCAATTAAGATTTAGAAATACAACAGATCCAAGTGATACAAGTGCTGATATAGTCGGTACAATAGCATTTAATGGTGGAGATGTAAATTTACTTGATATTACATTTGATGCTGATACCTATCCAGCAACCACACTTACTGCAATTACTGGCATTGTTGATCCTCTCATTAATAAACCCGGAGACGGAACACTTGCCGCGGCAACATTAGGACAAAGATATTTGCTTACAAATGATGTAAGTATTATTACTGAATGGAGTTCTTTAGATGCCGATAAAGATGATATTATAGAATACAACGGATCTGCATGGATTAAAAGTTTTGATGCAAGTGCTACGAGTGCGGTTAATCACTTACTAAACAATGCCGATAGTAAACGATACAAGTGGACTGGAACTGCTTGGCTTAATGCTATTGAAGGTACTTATAAGCCAGGCTATTGGCGAATTTACTTATAAACTAACATGTTATATAAAGCGGCAGGATGCCTTATATATTCGGTATCTACAGAACGATTTTGCTTACAACTTCGAAAAAATAAAAAAGCAAATACTAATTCGTGGGGTACGTGGGGCGGTCAATTAGAACAAAACGAAAAGCCCATGGACGGCATGTTACGTGAAATACAAGAAGAACTTTCTAGAGATATACAAATATCTAAAATAATACATCTAAACACTTATCGTAATAAAGACTTTTCATATACAAATTATATTATGTTAGTTCGCAATGAATTTATACCTACTTTAAATAGCGAAAGTGATGGATACTCGTGGGTCAATATACATAGCATACCTACAGGTTTGCACCATGGAACAAAAAGACTTTTCGAAACGGCTAAGATTAGAAAGAAAATTGAAAAAATAACAGGAAATTATAATATAAACAAGGCATTATACGATTATATTAAAAGAAATGAATCAGGATCGTGAAGAATTCCCACCAAAAGTATCACTTAAATCAACGTTAGTATTACCTATGGCACCACCATCTTCTGAGTGTCTATCTGTTTGTAAACTACTAAAAGTAACATTAGAAAGAGACTTACCTTGTAAGCCTGCTACGTCACCAACTGCTAATGAACTACCAGTTGCTGGTAATGGATTATACGTATCAGGATTACCTGAGTCACCAACATGAATGGTATTACCGTAACTTTCGCCACCTGCGGCAGAATAATAAAGAAAAGTTAATGCATGGTTTGTTTGCGAAGAATCTGTAACACCTGTAATACCTGCATAATATTCCGGTGTATAACCCGCCGCTACTGCCCATTCTGTGTATGCTCCAGCACTTCCTGGTGTACCGCTTTTTGTTACATTGGTTGTCCATTCGCTGGCGCCTGCTTTTATTTTAAATTGTAATATATGTCCACTATTACTAGCATCGGCCTGGTCAAATTTATATGTTTTCCCTTCGTCTAAACTAATCGCGGGTGCTTGTTGAGATCCTAAATAAAATTTACTACTTGCAACAGTAACAACGAACGTAACGTCGGCCATAAATCATTCCTTACTTCTAATATTTATCTGTTCACTTCTTTAATGAATTCGTCTTTTAACCAGGTGTAATCATTTATTAATAACATATTATTATCTTGATTACTACCAAATTCCTTACCAGCAATAGCACCTTTAATACAATATTTTCCAAATTTTTCTTCTTCACCTTTTGTACACCATGCATTTAACCGTTCTTCACTTTCATTACTATTATTACCAAAGTAATTAGAACCACGTGCAAGTTTTGCACATTCTCTAAATGCAGTACGCCAGGCACTCAATGGGTCAATATTAAATTGATGTATATTACTTACTTCTTCTACCTGTACAAAATTTGCCAACGAACTCATTGTCATATCTATATTATCAGAATGTAACGTTTCTAATATCGATTTAGGCATTAATTTAACTGCTCCATGACCATATACTAATCCATTTATAGGATTTTTTGCTTGCCAAATATAAACTGTATTATTACGTTTACTTTCGGGTGGTTGATAATCAAATTCAAATGTATCTACTAACCTTGCATCAGCATCAACAATCCATACCATTTCTGAATTAGACTGTCTACCAACTTCTTTATGTGCATTTATAATACCAGTAATTTGCTCTATTCTTTTTGCTGATGGTGCTTTATATTTTAATAATTTAAAATTTACATCAGCATATCGTTCGTCGTAAGATAAAAATGCAATATCAAAATTAGAACTACTTACACTGGCTCCGTATTCTTTTTTAACTTTAGATAAAGATAATAATTTAGCGTGAGGTAGATTAGGAATTAAACGTACACAATCCCATGTAATAACTTTTCCTGTTACAGAACTTGTGCGAGGAAATTCCCATATATGATTCATTGCAACAGATTTACGAGGACGCCAGTGCCAAGGAAAATCACTACGTATGTTATACTTTTTATTAATTAACCAAATTAAATCTGTTTTTGCTTCTGGTATATTTGACAAATCCGTAACTGTCTCTACATAAATTTTTTCTGAATTGTTTAAACTTATTGATTTCCATACAAGTCTATCAATAGTAAAAGGATTATCAGGATAATTTAATATTGTATTATGTGTTAACCGTTTGCGAGTTGTTATATTAGTCCAAATACTGTTCTTCATTTATATCTCTATAGGAAAATGCCTTTATGCCAACATGTTGTAATTGTTGACTTACATCTTTATCACAATAAATTTTCATTGAGGTTTTTTTACAAAAATATATATCTTCTCCGTGTTCAGGAGTAAATTGAAACCAAGGTGGTTCTATTTGCTTGAACGTATTTATTGATATCAACATACACCCCATTCCACATGCTTCTATTTCAAATAACTTAGGCCCGTTCTTAGTAATATGTACTCTATCAAAGGAATCAGTTGAATATGAATAAAAGCCAGTACTATTAATTGGGGGATACCGAGTAGGATATATACCTGCCACTATATCTTTATTATGTGCTAAAAATAGTTCTATTAGATTATCTGGAAATATAATATCACCATCTAACCATAAAGTATGTGTGGCATCGAGTTGTATAGCATCCTTAACAAGTTCATTTCGATTACGTGCTAAGTCACTACCTGATCTTATTTTAAGATGTATATCAAGTCCAATTCTTCCTGCTCGTAAAAATAACTTTGCTAATCTATCAGCAAAATGTGCATAAACTTGATCATAGGCAGGAATGCATACACAAATTCTAAGTTGTTCCGCTTGTAAGTGCTTGCTCAATGTCTTTAATCTCTTTATTCATGGCTGAAACTTTTAGCAAACATTCTCTAATGGTTCTATACATAACATTAGTAGGTAAGCATGTAATAGCATCCATTGTTTCTGGTTGCAGTTTACCAATAGTTAAAATATCAATGGCACCCATTTTACCAAGTTTTTCAACCCAATATTGTTCTTCTTCGTCTTCAAGTTGTCCTAATATTTCATTAGTACCTGATCCTTCTGGAACAATATCATTTAAAATTTCTTGAAGTATTCCTATTTCGAACTCTGCGGTAGCATCGCCTTGCATTTCAAGTTTTTCAATTTCTTGAACTATTGCGGCAACCTTCCTTGCTAATCCAGGGTGTTTACCTAATAGTAAATGTTCAATTTCAAACCTTGTTCGATGTGGAACAAATGTTGGTCC